TAGAGGCAGAGGACAAGAAGCGTCATCGTGCTCTCACAGCTAAAACTTACGTGCCGCCCAAGTTGAACTATCGTGGCGCAGAATCTCCACGTATTCCAAGTCTCAACAATGGTATGGACAGTGCTTCAGCAGTAAAGGCAGCACAAAAAGTCTATACTGGCACCAAAATTAAGGGCATTGGCACCATGCATAAGAGCAACGCAGTTCCTATCTTTACAGATGATGAGGCTAAGGACATTGCTCATATGCGTCGATAAACTTAATCCTAAGCGTAAGGAGAAAAGTATGATACGCATTATCAAGATCCTTCTTGTCATCGTTGGTTTGGCACTTGTTGCCTGGATTGGTTATAAAGTGGTCCAATATAAACTAAATGATACAAAAGAAATTACAATTAAGATGAGCGCGGTTACAGCAGACGTTCGTAATCGCCAATTAGAATGTCTTGCCAAGAACATCTATTACGAGGCAGGCAGCGAACCATTTGAAGGTAAGGTCGCAGTAGCACAGGTAACACTTAATAGAATGGAAAGTGGGCAATTTCCCAGTGACTTATGTAAGGTAGTTTACCAAAAAAACATCGTATATGAAAAAGTGCTTTGTCAATTTAATTGGTATTGCCAAAGCCCAAGTGGAAAAGTTCCAAAAAATACAGAGGCTTATCAAGAAAGTGAAAAGGTAGCAAGACAGGTTTTATTAGAAGGATTTAGATTACCAAGTTTAGATAATGCGCTATATTTTCATGCTGTTCATGTCAAGCCAAATTGGCCTCACCAAAAAGTTGCCACAATAGGTGGCCATATTTTTTATAAGCCCAAGGAGTAAGTTATGAACTTAGAATCATTAAAAGATATTTTTAGCATTAAAAAGCTGGCAGATGGGCTTAGAGAAAATGTTGCTCATCTTAGCGCAGAAACTTTGGGTTGGATAGCAGTGATTTTGGTTCATATGGCAACCATTCCTACTTTGGTAGCTGTGTTGACTGGGCTAACAGAAAAGATGCCTCCAGTTGACATGGTCGGGCTAATGTGGCTTGGGTTATTCTTTTTCTTTGTGCGTAGCGTGATTGCCAAAGATCTACTCAATATCATTACAATTGGTTTTGGGTTTTTCGTACAGGCCATGCTTTGTGCTCTAATAATTTTCAAATAGTTAACCAAAATAAATTGACTCACCTACCACAAGATGTTATACTATGCTTGTGGTAATTAATTAACAGACACTTAGAGGATTTTATGCTTAAATGGATTTTGGTTTTAGCATTGGTTATTCTTGCACCGACCTTTGTTATCAATTTATTTTCAAATGGTGTAATGTTTGTTAGCAACCAAGGTAAGGCTCTTACCAGTGAAGTTGTTAAAGAGGCTAACAAAACTATTCAAGAGGCCAACCAAAAATGAAAAAACTTCTTCTTATTCCTGCCTTTGCTGTATTGGCTGCTTGTTCTAGCATGCAGCCTGTAGAAGAACGTAAAACTTATGCTCAACCAGATTGGTATTCAAAATGTGTTGCCAGTGGAACCGAAGGTTGGTTTTGGTGGAGCAAAGATTATGTCTATGCCTGCGGTGCTGGTGAAAGTCAATATGCTCAGGCCGCAGAGGAACAAATGTATGCGATTGCAATGAATAACTTTGCCAAACGTATGAATGGCCGTGTTAATAGTGAAACTAGTATTAAGTTCGATAATGATAAAAGAACTACTCGTACAGTCATTTCCTATAAAGTTACAGATACTATTGTGAGACAACACATTCATCAAGAGCAAGGTCGCTTTACAATGAATGGTCGTCATTATACTTTTGTACGATTAAAAATGCCAAAAGATGTATTTGAACGTCTTGTAGAAGAAAATAAGCTACAATGAAAAAATTACTTCCATGTTTGCTGTTAGTTTTGGCAGGCTGTGCTAGTTCACCAAAGCAGGTCTCTGCGCCATACTGTTATACCAATCAAGACATACGTGTCCAGAATGGAGAACGTGTAAACAGTGAGACAAGACTACAGTGTAGTGATAATCCTGTAGACAGAATGGCCATACGTAATTATGGTATAAGTCCAGATTGTGGTGAATACAAATATTTAATGACTATTCAAGGTAGAACAGTAGAAAGGAGAGGCTATGCTTGCCAAAAATTGGATGGGACTTATGAAGTTGTTCCTCACCCTAGTATGTACCAGCGTTAATGCTCAAAGTTGGGAACGACCCAGTCATAACCCTTATACAGGCAGCGGCATAGGTACGGCCTATTTTATTGGTAAGCTGTTCGAAACTAGAATGAGTACAGAGGACCAAGCATTTCATAGTCAAGCTGTTTATCATGCTTTAAACAATGCTGTTGAAGGGCAAGACATACGATGGTTCAATGATGCCAAGGGCAGTCAAGGTATGGCTAGAATAGTCTATACACATCCTAGCCCGGGTGGATGGTGTAGGCGTGTATATAGTGCTGTGATTTTTAGCCAAATTCAAAAAACCTATGAGGATACTGCCTGTTATAATACACATACAAAAACTTGGAATTGGATCTATAAATAATTTTGTATGAAATTGACCTTGGCTGATAAATTTATCGCCTGGCTTACTTTATTTTGCGGTTTGTCCTTAAGTGCAGTAGCCATTTACTATTCTGTAGCAGGACTAGTAAGTATTTTTGCCGCCGCTGTAGTGCCTATTATTATAATGGGCACTGTGCTAGAGGTAAGTAAGCTGGTGGCTACTGTTTGGCTGAAACAGAATTGGTTTATAGCACCAAGAGCTATCAAAGCCTATTTACTTGCGGCTATATTTTTGTTAATGTTTATAACCAGTATGGGCATCTTTGGATACTTGTCCAAAGCCCATATGGATCAAAATTTAGTAAGTGGTGATATCTCTGCTAAAATTAGCATATATGATGAAAAGATAAAAATCGCAAAGGAAAATATTGATGCTAACCGTAAGGCACTTAAACAGCTCGATGACGCAGTGGATCAAGTTATGGGTCGCAGTACAACGGAAGCAGGAGCAGATAAGGCTGTGGCTATCCGTAGGTCCCAGCAAAAGGAACGTGGGCGTCTCCTTGCTGAGATCGAAGCCGAGCAGAAAAAAATTAGTAAGCTTAATGAAGAAGCAGAGCCAATACGAGCAGAGGTTAGAAAGGTTGAAGCAGAAGTAGGTCCAATCAAATATATTGCTGCTCTCATTTATGGAGATAATGCCGACCAAAATATGCTAGAAGCAGCAGTTCGTTGGGTCATTATAATGATTGTTATAGTATTTGATCCTTTGGCTGTTATATTATTATTGGCCAGTCAATATAGTTTTGCTTGGTTTAGACAACAAGAAATACCTAAAGCAGAATCCATGGAGGGTAACAGCCCTGAGAAGGAATCTGATATAGTCAGCACAGCCACTGTCACAGAACCAATTCAAGAAAAAGTAGAACAGACGTACTTAGGCAAACCTTGGATAGATCGAGTTCCAGGAATTAGATTTCCTCCCCAAGTCTATAAGCCCGAACCCTCACCAGAAAAAAGGTTCGAGGACAAAGCCCCTATTCCGCCTGTAACTCCAGATGAAGCATTTAAAGGGTTACCAAAGGTTGAAGTAAAAACGGCTGAAGAGATTGTAGATGAAGATCTAAAATCAGCTAAACAACAATGGAAAGTAGAAAATCCAGAAGCTACTATTAAACAGCAGGAACGTTTAAAAGATCTTGGTTTGATTGATAAATTACCGTGGGAAGACGATAAAGAAACAGTGATGGAAGTTCCAAAAAAAAAGAACTATATGATCAAGGAACAGGATCAACAGATCAAGAAAACCAAAGAATAACATATATTCAAAATAGTGAACAAGATAATCATAGTTTATGGAATAAAATTAAAAAGTAATATAACTATATTATATGAATAAAATAAATGTTATTACTCCACCAGACAAGCTTTTTAATCTTAATATAAGTTATCTTTTAATCAAACCCAGCATTAATATTAAAATACAATTCCAAAATGTGTTAAGCAAATTTTCGCAAGACTTAAATGTGTTTGTATTTGATCAAGATGAAACTAACATCGAATGGATGCTTAGTGTTTGTCAACAAGTAGACATAATTATTATAGATATCGACAACTGCGATCACATAACAAAAAGTTTTATCAGTTTTGTAATAGCGCAACCAAATGCTTTTTATTTCACATTAGACGAATCCACTCCTTGGGGTTTAATAAGTAAAAATAGAATCTATAATTTAGACTGGATAAATGATAATTTAAAAGAGGATGAGGATGAATCAGAAAATTAGAGGAACGCATGTTATTCTAAAAGAAAACGAGGATATTAATAGAGCTTTACGTAGATTTAAAAATAAAATTGAAGATTCAGGAATACTAAAGGCCTTACAAAAGAAAGAATTTTATGAAAAGCCTACATCCAAAAGAAAACGCATGAAAGCTGCTGGAAAGGCAAGATTTCTCAAAAAGTTAGAAAAAGAGCAACTGCCCAAAAAAATGTATTGACAATTTATCTAATTTCAGTTATGCTTTTACTATGATAACTGATCTAATGATAGACCTAGAAACTTTAGCCACAACACCAGACGCGGCAATTCTCACAATTGGTGCTGTAAAATTCGATCCATATGGTGATGAAGATATGGAGCAATTTTATGTAAAAGTTGATATAGATAGCTGTGCCAGTCTAGACTTAACGGTTGATGACAACACCATAGAATGGTGGAGCAAACAAAATAGCCAAGCTCAAGAAGAAGCATTTGGGCTTAACAACAGAATTGACATACATGATGCGATGTATCAATTATATAAGTTTGCTTGGGGGACAAAGCGTGTTTGGAGCCATGGGGCAGGTTTTGATATTATTATCTGTGAACATATTTTTAGAAAAATTAAAAGAGCGTGTCCTTGGAATTATTGGCAGGTACGTGATACAAGAACTTTATTTGATATAGGATTTGATCCAGAAATGAACCAGAATTCCAAACATCATGCTCTTTATGATGCTATAAGACAAGCACGAGGAGTTCAAAATGTATTTAAGAAACTAACTGCTAATTGCTCTTTTCTTAAAACAATTTAATAGTAGAGATAAATAAATTTGTAGATGCCATGTGGGTCTACAAATTCTTGCTTATTTAAGGAGATAATTATGAGCAAAGTCATCGGTATCGACCTTGGTACCACCAATAGCTGCGTCGCAGTAATCGAAAACGGAAATCCCCGAGTAATTGAAAATTCAGAAGGTGCTCGTACTACACCTAGCATAGTTGCCTATACGGATAGTGAAATACTAGTTGGTGCTAGTGCTAAGAGACAGGCAGTAACTAATCCAAAAAATACTATCTATGCTGCCAAGCGTCTCATCGGACGTAAATTTCAAGAACAAGCTGTTCAAAAAGATCTAGATCTCATCCCTTATTCTGTGATTGAATCTAAAAATGGTGACGCTTGGATAAAAGCCAATGATAAAGAACTGGCTCCTCCACAAATTAGTGCCGAAGTTCTTCGTAAAATGAAAAAAACTGCCGAAGATTATCTTGGTAAAGAAGTCAAACAGGCTGTAATTACTGTTCCTGCTTATTTTAACGATAGCCAAAGACAGGCCACCAAAGATGCGGGACAAATTGCTGGACTAGAAGTATTACGTATAATTAATGAACCCACTGCGGCTGCTCTTGCCTACGGTGTGGATAAAACAGATAAAAAGGATCGTAAAGTTGCTGTATATGATCTGGGTGGTGGAACTTTTGATATCAGTATTATAGAAATTGCTAACCTTGAAGGTGACAAGCAGATTGAAGTGCTTTCTACTAATGGAGACACGTTCTTAGGTGGTGAAGATTTTGATAATAGAGTAATGGACTATATTGTTGACGAGTTTAAGAAAGAAAGTGGTGTTGATCTTAAAAAGGATATGTTAGCACTACAGCGTCTTAAAGAAGCTGCTGAAAAAGCTAAAATTGAACTGTCTAACAGTCAGCAGACCGATGTTAACCTGCCTTACATTACTGCGGATGCGTCTGGGCCTAAACACCTTAATGTTAAACTTACTAGAGCAAGATTAGAAAATCTTGTTGATGACCTTATAATGAGAAGTATTGAACCATGTAAAGTGGCTATGAAAGATGCTGGAGTGTCAGCCAGTGACATCGACGAAGTTATTCTTGTTGGTGGTATGACACGTATGCCCAAGGTTCAAGAAGCAGTTGAGCAACTTTTTGGTAAAGCTCCTCGTAAAGATGTTAACCCAGATGAGGCTGTAGCAGTTGGCGCTGCCATACAAGGTGCTGTGCTAGCAGGCGACAGAAGTGATGTGTTATTATTAGATGTTACACCATTAAGCTTAGGAATTGAGACCGTAGGCGGAGTAATGAACAAATTAGTCAACAAGAATACCACTATTCCTACAAAGGCCAGCCAAATTTATTCAACAGCAGAAGACAACCAGCCTGCTGTAACGATTAAGGTTTTCCAGGGAGAACGTGAACTTGTACAATATAACAAGCTTCTAGGTGAATTTAATTTAGAAGGAATTCAACCTCAGCCACGAGGCATGCCACAGATCGAAGTAACTTTTGACATAGACGCTAATGGCATTATGAATATCAGTGCTAAAGATAAGACTACTGGTAAAGAGAATAAGATAACCATTAAGAGCGATAGCGGATTGACCAAGGAAGAAATCGATCGCATGATTCACGAAGCTGAAATTAATGCCGATGAAGATCGTAAGCAGCGTGAAAAGATAGAAACTGCTAACATGGCAGAATCTCAAATTCATTCGGTTAGAAAAGATCTTAAAGAAGTTGAAGATAAATTAACTGAGGAAGAAAAGACTAAGATTGAAGATTCAATCAAGGCTCTTCAAGATTCAGTAACTGAAGGTGATAAAGATAAGGTAATGGAAAAAATTACCGAAATGTTAACGGCCACCGAGCCCATTCGTAAGGCAAAAGAGGCCGCTACAGAACAACCTGGAGAGGTTGTATCAGAAGCAGAAGTTAAGGAAGTTAAACAAGCTGCCTAATTCTGTTATTAAACTAGGGCGCCTAGGTAGGGCCCTAGACATTCTTGCTTAATTAAGGAGAAATAAAATGACAATGAATGGAACTTTAACTCGTGTAGATACTACAAATTTAGCCAAAGCTCTTGTTGGATTCGATCGTATGTTTGATACTTTCGAGTCTAGATTTGCTCAACAAATGGCTACCAATTATCCTCCACATAACATCATTAAAACCAGTGAATATAACTATGTGATTGAAATAGCGGTTGCTGGATTTAGAAAAGAAGAAATCAGCGTGGAAGTTGAACAGGAAATTCTAACAGTGAAAGGTGAAAAACTGGAAGAACAACCTAGTTCCTTTCAATTTCTTCATAGAGGTTTAAGCAGTCGTAATTTTGAACGTAGTTGGCAACTGGCTGAACATATGGTTGTAAAAGGAGCAGAGATTCGAGATGGTGTGCTCAGTATTCGTCTTGAATATGTTATTCCTGAAGAAAAGAAAGCCAGAGTTATTGACATCGTAGAGGTTAAGTAATATAATAAGGGGGAATTATTCCCCCTTAACTTACCGGAGATCGGCATGACTACCGCAGAAGTAAAATTAGATGAAAAAATCAAGCAGTCCATCAGCGAACCTAAGAGATGGAAAGTCATTTTTTTAAATGATGATCAAACTCCTATTGAATTTGTCATAGGTGTTCTTATAGAAATTTTTAAGCATACTCAAGATACAGCAAAACAAATAACACTAGAGATACATAATGAAGGAAGCGGTATAGCTGGTGTATATAGTTGTGAAATCGCAGAAGTAAAAACAGTTGAAACAACTAATCTAGCTAGACAAAACGGCTTTCCATTACAAATAAAAATGGAAGAGGAATGAGTCTTAAAGAATTAACTAAAGATTTACATACAAACGCTGAAAGAACTATATTTGCCAAAAAATTAGTAACCGGTAATATAAGTACCGAAGAATATGCTAACTATCTTTGGCAAATGGTTCTTGTCTATACAGGCATAGAAAATATCGCAGATGAGCTAGGTCAATTAGATAATCTACCTGACATCAAACGTGCCAGCAAAATCTATGCTGATTGTCTGGAATTAGTTGGTCCACATCATAATCTTAAATGGTTACCAGAAACTTTAGATTATTATAGATATTTAATTGATCTTTACAATAATCGTGATAGGCGACACTTAATCAAAGCACATTTGTATTGTCGCCATATGGGAGATTTGTTTGGTGGGCAGATAATTGCTAAAAAAGTTCCTGGGTCTGCTAAGTTTTACGACTTTGATAACCCTGAAAATCTAAAACAACGAATAAGAGACGAACTTACAGATGATCTAGCTGATGAGGCTAGAGCAGCTTTCGAATGGGCAATTAAAATAATGAATGCACTGACTAGAGGAAGTTATGAGTCTCGTTTGGGATAAACTGCTTAAAATACAAAAATTCTTTGAGAGTCAGTTTTATGCTACAGGCAGCATAATTTTTGAACCGGGAATGGAACGTTTTAATAAACCGGGTTGGGTCAATAAAGTCTGGGCTAGCAGCATTTATCGTAGAGCACATCTAGATGTTGTTGATGCTAGAGAAACAAAAGGGCTTTGGATGATGCACTGCTGTGTCTTTCCACATACACATAATCCTGCTCCTATTTTTGGTTTTGATGTTATAGCTGGCAAAAATAAAATTACAGGCTGTTTTATGGATTACAGCCCAACTGGTGATGATCTACACCCTATGATGTCTTGGTGGTCAGTGGAAACTAGCAAATATAACTGGAATAAAGAGCGTAAATTACCTGATTGGGCACAGCGCATTTTCAGTAGTAATATGGTAGCCGCAGGCAATGTGCAGGATGAAGAAGAATTAGAAAAGATCTACACAATAGCAGAACGTGGTCTAAAGCATTATTTAGAAACTGTGGGAGAAACTAATCGTAGCCCAGTAAATACTGCCAAGGCACAGGACTTTTACGCACAAAATCAAAAACAGAACCCTCATACTCCCCGTGTGATGACCAGTTTAGGCTTGAGTGAAGCAGACGTTAAGGTGTTTATACAGGATTGTCTATTCCCAGAGCTTGGCTAAATATTACACTATGCGATTTAGACAATTTTTCAAAGAATATGCTGCTCCTTTTTCTCCGCTAGCACAGCAGGCTTTAAAAGAACTTCAAAGTCTTGTAAATTCTGCTAGCACATTACCTCCTGATAATGCTGCTAGATTAACAGTACAAAAATTACTGAATACTATTGCCCTGAAGGGTAGTGGACAACTAGCACAAGAAGCCTCTGCTCCTACTGGTTCAAGACTTGCTGTAGCACAAGCACAGCTCCAAGCATTAGCAAAAATGTCTCCGCAAGAAATTGAAAGCATGATAGCTGCTATAAGAGCTGGACATGATGCTGTTAATGTAGCTAAAAAATTAATTAGATCACCAGAGGTAAGCCAGGCTTTTAAGGCATTAGAAACAAAAATAAAGCTGGACACTCAAGGAAACATCGTTAAGATGGATAAAGAGTTAGAAGATCAAGCTAGAGAAATTGCCGAAAGTCTACACCTAGACATTAAATGGGCACGTAATCTTATTGGTATGTTTGGCGTCAGTGTCAGCAGAGAAGATAGAAACGCTTTTATTGCTGCCTGTAAAAAAGGCACAGCATTAGACATGCCTAGAATGTTCCAAGACAAAGAAGGTAAGCTAGAAGATTATATCACTCAAAATCCTCCTAGTATAAAACAGGTATTTCAGTCAGTGAAATCGACCTTATTGGACATTAGTCTAAGTTCAGGACAGGGTGCTGCTACTGGACCGTTTGAAGCTATGTTGGCTATCATGGGGGGTGCCAAAAAAGCACCAAAGGGCGATTTAGAGATTGACGGTAAAAAATATGAAGTGAAAAGTAGCTCAGTAAGTGTAGGTAAGTCAGGAGCCAGCAATAGCAATGCTTGGTTAGATGCCACTGGAGAAGTAGCTCCAAGTGCGGTAAGAACTTTATTCAAAAAACTATTAGAAGAGCAGTCACCCAATTCAATCAGAACCTCTGAGGATAAAAATTCATTCCTAAAGGCAGACTTTAGACCAATGGGCATTGAAAGTTTAGCAGCCTTAATGAAAACAGTGGCTACACCAAATCAATTAATGTTTGATTTACATTCATCATTGTTCCCTGATGTAGCTAATATGGAAACAAATGAATATAGCTTCAAAAACAGTATAAAGGCTATAAATGAAGCAATACAACAACAAAATACTACTGAAATAGCTAAACAGCAAGGTATTATGGCTATGCTACAATATGCTGTAGGTCCTTATCAAAGCGGATTTATATTGTATAATAGTAGTTTCCAACAATTTAAAATTATAGATTCTGTTCAGGATATTGCCGCTATAGCCACAGATCCTGATAGCCAAGGTGTACATTTTGAATCCAAAGGTATCACAATGGGCAAAAGCAGAAAGTCTAGTCCAGGCATATACTATGGTCCTTTGGCTTCGAGTCCAGAAGGAAAAACTTATGCTACACAGGTTAAACAAAGTCCTGAATACATTAAAAAATATAAAGCAGGTTTGGCTATCAATAAGAAAGAGCAAGCTGAACACGGTATAAAAGTAACAGCCTAAAAACCTAATAAGAAGTTTCTGTGTATAAATAATCTACATGGAAATATTAGCACTTTTAACTCTACTACAGCTTAAACATTGGATCGCAGACTTTTGTGTTCAAACCTATGATCAAACTGTAAAAAAGGGCATATACGGTGACGCCGTAGGAGTAAGTCATACCTTAGATCATATACTATGGACACTATTAGCTTTGGTAGCTTTTACAGTTATTCACCCTTTAGATCCTGTAAAAATTATAGCAGTGAGTATAGTTGAAGGGTTCGCTCATTATCACATAGACTATTTTAAAGTGAAGTTTGGTTCAAAAGATGCTACTACTCCACGATATTGGCGAGAGTTTGGTGCAGATCAGCTGGCACATCAGCTTACTTATGTGATAATTATTTGGTATCTTTTACTACGGTAATAAAGTTGTAATTTTTAATTTGCCTCCTCCTACTAAATATTAGTATATACAAGGAGCGAACATGAAGTATATATGGGCATTGGCCTTGACTATACCCTTGACCGTACAGGCAGAATTAGTCCAACAATTCAAAAGCCCCAGTTTTAATGGACAAAACTGGAGCAGCCACGTTCTAACTATAGACAGTATAGAACGTGCTCGTAAAGATAATATTGAAAGTCAAAAGAAATCAGAAGA